GGTGAGCGGAGGCGCTTTGCTTTTTTAGTTATAATAAAGTTATAAGGGAGATCATCAAAGCGACCTAATAATTCGTCAGGAAATGGGAACAAAATGGTAAATCAAGCAGAATTGGCCGTAAAACTGAACATTAGCTATACAAACCTGTCAAAAATGATTTCTGCGGGCATTCTAACAAAAATGCCTCGCGGAGAGTATGACGTTGAAAAAGCCACCATCGAGTACATTAGCCATCTTCGGGAAAGGGCGGCGGGGAGAGGGGCTGACCTGTCGGAAGAGAGGGCCAGATTGGCTAAAGAGCAAGCTGATGGTAAGGAGATGGAGAATGAGGTCTCGCGCGGAGAGCTTGTCCACATCAAAGATGTCGGCAAGAGCCTAGAGAAAGCTTTGGTTAAGGTCAGGAACCGGCTCCTTGCTATTCCGACTGATGTTTCGCAGGAGGTAATGACTTGTGATACGGTGGCTGAAGCGCAAGAGGTTATCGAGCGCGCAATACTGGGAGCATTGAATGAGTTGGTCGGATTCGATCAAGAAGAGGCAGGCGAAGAGGCTCACTGAGCATTTAGATAATGTGATCGCCCAATCACTCAGGCCGCCGCCAAAGCTAACCGTGAGTGAATGGGCCGATACATATCGCCAGCTTAGTCGAGAGAGTTCAGCCGTATCTGGTCAGTGGTCAACGTCAAAGGCTGAATATCAGCGCGGAATGATGGACGCAGTGTCTGACTCGCGCTATGAGACGGTGGTCCTTATGACATGCGCCCAGATTGGCAAAACGGAGTTGGTTAACAATGTTATTGGATATCACATACATCAAGACCCTGCTCCGATTCTGGTGGTCCATCCAACGGTCGAAATGGCGAACGCTTGGTCAAAAGATAGGCTCTCGCCTGCGATCCGTGACACGCCTGTTCTCACGAGGCTGATTGCTGACCCAAAGAGCCGTGATTCGGGCAATACGGTTCTCCATAAATCATTCACTGGCGGGCGCGTTACTGCATCTGGGGCCAACAGCCCGGCGTCTCTGGCCAGTCGCCCGTGCCGACTTGTCCTCATGGATGAGGTTGATCGTTTTCCTCTGTCAGCAGGGGCGGAAGGTGATCCAGTTGGGTTGGCAAAACGTAGAAGTGCTACATACTACAATCGCAAGATAGTCCTGGTCTCAACCCCGACTGAGACCGGGTCTTCTCGTATTGCAGCGGCATACGAAGAGAGCGATCAGAGAAAATACTTTGTTCCATGCCCCCATTGCGGCGAGCATCAGGTGTTGAAATGGTCCAATGTCAAATGGAATGATGGCGATCCTTCTTCTGCTCATTACGTTTGCGATGAGTGCGGGTCTGTCTGGACTGAACTAGACAGAAGCCGCGCGATCCGGCGAGGAGAATGGAGGGCCACGGCGGAAGCCAAGGGCAAGGTGGCGGGCTTTCATCTGAACGGCATCTATTCACCATGGACACGGCTAGAAGACGCTGTGCAGGACTTCTTAACCAGTAAATCTGATCCAATGCGACTAAGGACTTTTGTGAACACCTTTCTCGGCGAGACCTTCGATTCTGAGCGGGGTGAACAGCTAGATGAAATGGATTTGATGAATCGAGCAGAAGATTGGGGGGACGAAATTCCAGAGGAAGTTCTGCTCATCACGGCGGGTGTTGATACTCAAGATGATCGGTTAGAAGTTGAACTAATCGGATGGGGGCGCGGAGAGGAGAGCTATTCTCTGGCCTATCACACGTTATATGGCGATCCATCAACGGCTGAACTGTGGTTGCGGCTAGATGATGTGCTAAAAACGCCGTTTATCCACCCGATTACAGGCGAAATGATCTGCCGTTCGGCCTGCGTCGATAGCGGCGGTCACTACACCCAACAGGTGTATAATTATTGCCGGACTAGGGTTGGCAGAAGGATATTCGCCATTAAAGGGATCGGCGGAGAAGGTCGGCCTATCGTTGGTAGACCGTCTAAATCCAACATTGGTAAGGTCAACCTGTTCCCAGTTGGTGTGGACACTGCCAAAGAGGTTGTGATGGCTCGCCTTCGCATAAAAGAACCGGGCGAAGGATACTGTCACTTCCCAACGGGGAGGTCTGAGGAGTATTACCGCATGTTGACAAGCGAGAAAAGAGTAGTCAAATACTACAAGGGCAGACCTAGGAATGAATGGGTCAAGACGAGAACGAGGAACGAAGCGCTCGATTGCCGCGTCTACGGAACGGCTGCGCTGTCAATCCTTAACCTTAATCTTGAGTCATTGTATCGGAAGGGTTTGCGGACAGAAGTTCGGGAGAGCGATAAGCCTAAGCGGCGTCCAGTGCGTCGGGTCAAAGACAACTATGTTATGAGGTTTTGATGGCAAACCAGTTTGACGCCGCCTCCAGCCCGACCACAGAGCCGCTTGAGATTGTCGTTGGCGACTTCATCCAATGGCGGCGCACTGACCTCTCTGAAGATTATCCGAATGATGCTTATACTGCCACATATGTTGCGCGGATCACGGCGGCTGGTTCATCTGAGATAACTATCGTTGGATCAGCGTATGGGTCTGATTATTTATTCAATGCGGCCAGTTCTGTCACTGCGGCCTTCACGGCAGGGTTCTATCACTGGCAGTTAGAGATCGTCCGAAATAGCGACAGCAATAGAATCGTCGTTGATCGAGGCACATTCACCGCCATTGTTGATCTGGATGTAGGCGGAACTGACCCTCGCACACACGCTGAAGTGATGATCGACAAGATTGAATCAATCCTAGAGGGCAAGGCTGATTCTGACGTGTCGTCTTACTCTGTAGCTGGCCGGTCTCTGACCAAGATGTCGTTTGATGAGTTGATCTCTGCGCGCGACACATACAAGAGAGAACTTGTGGTTCAGTTGCAGAAAGAGCGGGCAAGCCGAGGCAAGGATACCGGCGCGACCATTAAAGTGAGGTTCGACGCATGGGCTTAATGGATGTGTTCAAGCGGAATAAGGCTGTAAAGTCCAAGCGAAGTTATCTTGCTGCGTCTAAAAGCAGGATATTTGCCGACTTCAACGCTTCGCAGAGGTCGCCTGACTCTGAGATCAGGTGGTCGCTTGTTGATATGCGGGCCAGGTCCAGAGACCTTGAGCGTAACAATGAGTACATGAGGCGATATCTTCAGTTGCTGAGGACCAACGTCGTGGGCGAAGGGGGCGTTCGTCTCCAATTGAAGGCACGGAACGACGATAATTCATTAGACATTGGTGGCAACAACATCATAGAGAGCGCTTGGTCGGAGTTCTGCCGACTTGGTGGGCCGACTGTTGATGGCCAGATGTCCATGATTGACCTTCTGGTCCATATCGTTTGCTCTTGCGCTAGGGACGGTGAAGTATTCCTACGCATTATCCGGCGGCAAGACATGCGGCATGGCATAGGGTTTCAGGTTCTTGAGCCTGATGTCATCGATGAGCAGATGAATGAAATCTATCGCGGAGAAAACGAAGTCCGCATGGGTGTCGAGCTTGATAAGGTTACGCGACGGCCTGTTGCTTACCACGTCCTGCTCAACCATCCGGGAGACTATGATTATACCACGCTCTCGACAGGCAAAAAGCGTGTCAGGATACCAGCATCTGAAATGATGCACATCTATCGACCGGATCGAGCGGGTCAAACGCGAGGGGTTCCTTGGTCGGTCTCGGCCATCCCATCACTCAAGATGTTGTCCGGTTACATGGAGGCAGAGCTTATTGCCGCCAGAACTGCTTCAGCAAAGATGGGCTTCTTCGTTAGTCCATCGGGCGATGAGATGACGGCGGATGACTATGAAAACGACTTCACGCCTATCTACAGCGCGGAACCAGGAACCTTCCACCAGCTACCAGCCGGGGTAGATTTTAAGCCATATTCCCCAGATCACCCGACTTCTGCATTTGCGGAGTTTGAGAAGGCCATCCTGCGTGGTGTGGCGTCTGGCCTTGGCGTTTCATACCCATCGCTGGCCAACAATCTTGAAGGAACATCCTATTCATCCATCAGGCAGGGTGCGCTAGAGGAACGAGACAACTATCGTGTCCTTCAGCGTTGGTTGGTAGATCACTTCCTCGATCCAACGTATCGCATGTGGCTGGATCATGTGATGGACTTCCGCTTGATACCGATATATGGGCCAACCAAGTATTCCAAGTTCACATCATCAATCACATGGAAGCCTCGCGGGTTCCAGTGGGTTGACCCGCAGCGTGAGATGAACGCTTCGATTGCGGGACTACAGAACGGCATTCTCAGCCATAGCGATGTTGCAGCGCAATATGGACGCGATGCGGAAGAGACGTTTGCTGCGATCCAGAGAGACATGCAGGCGGCTGAACAGTACGGCTTGACCATGGCATATCAACCGTTCGGCGATAAGCAACCAGTCCCAGCCGAAGTAGAGGGTGATGATGCCGAAGTCGTATAAACCCACACAGGGCATGAAGACTGCTGCTCAAAGAGGCCTAGACTTCCGGCGGGAGCATGGGCGAGGTGGGACTGCTGTCGGGATCGCCAGAGCTAGGGACATTGTGAACAACAAAAACCTGAGTGCGGATACGGTTAAGCGTATGCACAGCTTCTTCAGCAGGCATGAAGTAGACAAGAAGG